ACATGTTGCATGTACCTGGTGTACCGCATCGTTTAGAAAAATCCGCTGTGGCCGGCGGCGTGAACCGGGTGCACGAGCCAGCCCGACCAATGGAGCAGTGAAAATGCAGATGAAAGCAAAGGCCATTCGTGGCGCGAAGATGTTCAAGGGCCGTATGGATGACGGCAAAGAGATCGACAGCGGCAAGCTGTTTGTCGAGGTGATCCTCAAGGAAAGCGATAACGCGTTCGGTATGTGCACTGAGCCTATGAAGTGCAAAAACTCGTCCGTGATCGAGACGATCAAGCATCTCAAGTTTCCGTTTATCGCCGAGCTGGACATCGAGATGGTCAGCGGCTCCAAGGGTATGGAACAGACGGTGTTGGCCGTTGCTCCTGTCCAGGCGATTCGCGACCAGGTCGCAGCAGCAGCTCCGGCCGCGAAGGCGTAAGACATGCCGGCGTGCGCTCGAGCAGTCCAGCAGGCAGACGGTTCTTATGCTCTGGTGCTCGACCCGTCGGCGACTGATTTGTCGACGTGTGCCTACGTCGTGCAAACCGGGGCGGAGTTGGGAAATTCACTCGTGTCCTTTTCCGCCTCAGATGGGGCCTTGCTGTCGTCTGGCGTTATTTCTTGCTGGGTTGCGGCTTATGGCATTCGTTCTTTAGTTGAAGTGATCAAGGGATCTACAAATGAAACTGGGTAACCTGAAAAAAGCGGCTGGCGCCGCACTGGGCGTGGCTGCAATGGCCGCATCGTCGTTCGCATCGGCTGCGATCGACATCAGCGCAGATACGACGGCTGCGAAAACCGATATCGGCACTGCTGGTGCGCTGGTTCTGGGTGTGGTTGTGGCCGCTGCTGCATTCGGCTGGATTCGCCGGGTCATCCGTTAATCGCGGGCGACATGTCGATCTGGGGAGCTTTGCTCCCCTTTTTCGTTTACGGGGGTGCGTATGGCTGGGGTCTTTGTCTCCTTGGCGTTGTTGGGCGGCTTCTGGATTTTGTTGAGGAAGTGATCATGAGGCTCGTACTGTGGTTGTGTGTGTTTTTGCTGTTGCCTGTTGGCGATGCCTGGGCGGATTACGAGGCCGTGCCAAAGGGATTTATGTGCGGTAACTCGGGTAAGACGCTCGACGACCAGCAACAAGCGTGTCAGTACTTGTCGAACTCTACTAGCTCGCCGTTGCCGTATCCCGGTGGTGCGCAAAAGTCCGTTGCGATTGGCTCGTATCCGGGTCCGTACCAGTGCAACTGGTGGCTGAATGCGCAGGGGACGGGTACGCCGGGTGTTGCTAGTTGCACGTTTAAGTGGACTTGTCCGTATGGCGGGACTTTTACGCAGACCACTAAGCCGATGTGTATCGGTGCGGATCCTCCGGTGAATTGTCCGATTGGCCAGAAGGCGGAAGATTGGTTTCCCTATAACGGTAGTGGGTCCGGTTTTCCGATTTGTTCGTCGTCGGGCTGCGCGGCCACGGCGACTAACGTTCATACGTGTATTACGCTCGGCACTACGGGTGTGCGCTGGTGCGATATCGAAGGAACGTTGACGGGTGCGAAGTGCAACGCGAATACGGACAATTCGCAGAACACGAACTACGGTGCCGCCGGTGCAAAGCCTGCAGGGTCGTCGACTACTTCCGATGTGCCGCCGACGTCTTCGGGTGGCAAGTCTGTTCCGTGTCCTACTGGGACGGTGCAGGGTGGTTTTGATTCGTCCGGTATCCCGATCTGTATCGGTACCGGGTCCAATCCGCAGAATCCGCAGAGTCCGCCTCCAGTGACGACGAATCCTCCGGTGACGGTCAATAACTCGGATGGTTCGACTACGACCACGCAGCAGACCACACAGCAGAACAGTGACGGCTCGACGACCACGACGACGACGACGACTGTTGTGGGGGTTGATGGTTCCAAGACGGTTTCTCAAGGGTCGACCACGACCAATAGCACGTCGGGTACGCCGGGTAAGCAGGACACGACGGCGACCGATCAGGCGAATTTGTGCAAGCAAAATCCGACTTTGGCGATCTGCCGTAACTCGTCGGTGTCCGGCGACTGTACGTCCGGTGTCGTGTGTACCGGTGACGCTATCCAGTGCGCGACTCTCCAGGCGGCGCAAAAGCTCCAGTGCGCGCGTCAGTCTGATGAGGATGGCTTGAAGACGAGCCCGTCTAAGACGCTTGGGGATGCCATCTTGGGCGGTACCGATCCGGCCAAGGCAACCATCGATACGTTGATCAAGGGGGACACGGCGGATATGAGCGCGCCGGTGCTCGATCAGGGTGGTTTCGTTGGTGGTGGGTCGTGCCTTCCGGATAAGACGTTTTCTGTGATGGGTCACGTGGTTACGGTCTCGTTTGCGACTGTATGCAGCAACATTCAACCGATTCGCTACGTTGTCATGGCGTGCGCGTTCATTCTTGTTTATCTCATGGTGGCCCGTTCGGTCATCAACGGCTAAGGAGGTCTTATGCCAGCTATGTTTGTTGCGGCGTTGTGGGGCGCGTTGGCCACCGCGATGGGGTCGCTTATCGGGCGTGCGTTGATCGCTTTGGGAATTGGTTTTGTCACGTACAAGGGCATCGATTTGGGTATCGCTGCCTTGAAAACGCAGGCGGTAAACGGTGTAAACAGTTTACCTGCGGATGCCTTGAATCTTGTTGGCTTTCTGTGGCTCGATAAGGCGTTGACTGTGGTGTTTTCGGGGGTCGTCACATCGTTGTCGATGAAGGCTGTGGGCGGTTCGGTTAAGAAGATGGTCTTCAAATGATTACGCTCGGTACCGGTCTGCCGGGGAACGGCAAAACGTTGTTTATGTTGTGGTCGATCGCAGCGAAGGCGAAGAAGGAAAACCGCGAGGTCTTTTATCACAACATCAATTTGATGGATGTCGAGCCCGTGAACACGTGGCAGAAGTTTGAGGCCGAGAAGTGGATGGATCTTCCACACGGATCGATCATCGTCATGGATGAGTGTCAGGAGGTGTTTCCGAAGAAGCCGAACGGTGCTCAGTATCCGGCGCACTACGAACAGTTGGCGAAGCATCGTCACAAGGGTTTCGACATCTTCCTCATCACGCAGCATCCGACGCTGATCGACAACTTTGTGCGTCGTCTCGTCGGTCAGCATTATCACAGCGTCCGCAAGTTTGGTCTCCAGCGGGCGACGGTCTACGAATGGAGCGCCTGTAATCCGGCCCCGGAAAACGTGAATAGTCAGAAGTCGGCGATCACGTTGAAGTGGGCGTATCCGAAAGAGGTGTACGGCTGGTACAAGTCGGCTGAGGTACACACGGTCAAGCGGTCGATTCCGATGAAGTTGGTCTTGGCTGTGTTGTTTGTTATTGCGGTGCCTGTGGTCGGGATTTGGGCTTTGGATCGTTATCAGCATCGGTATGACAAGCAGAAGTCCGCGGCGCCGGTGGGTGTTGCCGATTCAGCCGCGGTGCCGGCTTCGGGTCCAGCTGGTGCCCGTGCCGTTCCGATGTCTGTGGCCGACGTCGAGCTTGCGGCCAAGATGAAGGAGTTGGAGGACCTGCGCGAGTATGTTCGGCAACAGACTCCGCGTGTGGCTAGCCTGCCGCAGACGGCTCCCAAGTATGACGAGTTGACCAAGCCTGTTCGCGTGCCTGTTCCGGCGATGTGCATTCAAATTGGTGTGGCGTCGAGGTCTAAAGATGTGTCTTGCAAGTGTTGGACGCAGCAGGCTACGCCTATGCCCGATGTGCCCTTCAACATGTGCATTGAATTCGCTAGAAACGGCTTCTTTCGCGATTTCGACCCTGACCACGACCGTGTGGCCGTCGAGCGCTCGGAACGTGGCATGGAAGCGATTAGAGGTGTTCCTGAGGCTTCTATTCCCGTGAGAGAGGATCGCCATGGGCCGGCCGTTTCTATTTTGCCCGGTAAGGCGATGGGGCCACAGCGCACGGACAAGTCTCCTGGGTTGAACGAAGCAGGGGAGATTGAGGATGGTCTTCCGAATAATCGTGCGACTCGTGCGGCTGCTGGAGCGAAGGTTGCCGGGTTGTAGGTGTTCGGCTGATTGGCGATCGACAGAATTTTGTTCGACCTGGTCAGCCGACTTTTTGCCCGTTGGGGCTTCGTCGACGTCGACCAGGTCGAATTTTGTTCGGCGTCATTTTTGGGAGGTGGTATGGCTTTCGATGCTGGTGTGCTGGCCGATCTGGTCGATGCGAAGGTGGCCGTTGCTGCGGCTGGGGTGCTCGTGGTGGGCGTGGTGGTGGCTATCAAAGCGGTTCATTGGATCGAACTTGTTTTGATTCAGCGAGAGGCGAATCGGGAATATCTGGACCGTTACTGACCGAATCGCAACGTACGCGGTTTCGTAAGGGGGGCAATCGGCACGTCCAGTTCGGCGCTGTTGCGGCGAGTTGGGCGGGATGGCCGACGATTTCGCCGGGGCGAAATCGCCCCCGAGTATCACAAGCGGCCCTCAAGGGCGCGGGCCCGGCACGGTTGCAGGGGATTTGGTATATTTCCGCCATGCAACTAGAGTTGTTTCCATACGACAGTCTTGAACCGGCAGAGCTTCAAACGATCTACAGTGAAATTCGGCGCTCGTACTGGGTGATCCGTAATCTTCGAGACGGTCGGTTCGGTCAGGCACGGTTACGGAAGCAGTATCGGATTGTCGAGGTCAAAAAAAAACGCCTGCTGTTGGCAGGCGTCTCAAAGCGTGAAATTTTGGACCTTTTAGCTTGCTGTCGGCTTCAATGTAGTCGGCATAAGCATCCGTTCCAACCATGTGCGTACTGCTGATTTTCGTGACGAATCACGTCGACGCCGAATTTCGCATAATCTATAGAAATTCGAATCCGAGGTGGTCGGAACCCGCATGGTTGCTGCGTTTGCGGGTGGAGTTGTCAAAAATAAATTGACGCCACTCGCGACCAGGACGGCCCCGGCCGTCATCGCCGTCCTCGACATAAAAACTTCCCACAGGCTTTTCTGGCCTGTCTTTTCCGCCCGATCTAAGAACGCGGCACCCAGTACCTGCATCGGGTCGACCTCAAGCTGAAGTGCAACTGCCAAGCACGCTTCGTCGTCCATGATTCGACGGCCGGACTTGTAATGGCTGACGGCGGCTTGCGTGACGCCAAGCAGCTTCGCCAACTGGCTGTCGTTGACCGATTTCCGCGCTTGCAGGTCGGTGAGGAATTTCACGCTTTTCATACTTTCTCCTTGACAAGCATTACAGCCGTAATTTATTTTACGGCTGTAATGTTTTACAGCTGTTATAAGGCGAGATCGTATGGGTAAAACTTCCTTTGGTCAATCAGGAGTCTTCGGCGGGTCGCCAAGTGTTGGCTCGGCCCAGGTGGCCTGCGGTGGCGAAGACGCCTTTTCTATTTGCTTGCGTTCGTACCGCCGTCCCCAATGGAACATGAGTGCTGCCATGACGCCGTTCCAGATTGCGTTCAACAGCAGTGATAACAAGTCGGCGTTCGAGAACCAGACAACCATGATTTTTCCTCAAGGCAACATTGTTCCGCAGTATGCCACAGCGCCGGGGCCCTCCAAGATGACGGCTGTCCAGGTGCAGGACTACATCGACCTTCTGTGTTCGAAGGTTGGCGTGCTGGGTGAGCTGTACGTGTCTCGCCAGCTGGCATGGGCCACGGTTGAACTGGAGCGTGTGCAATGACCGCCGACCAAGGCCGCGCCGGCCTGCGGCGCGCAGCGACGCGAGACGGCGAGGCCGCCGGAGGCGGTTCCCCCCGTACTGTAATACGGGGGGAAAGTGATGGAGCGCCAACAAGTCAACGACTGGCGATAATCGACTGGCTTCGTTTTTCCTTCCTGCCGACAGGCAGCGAGCTTGAAGCGCTGGACGTGCTCAAGCGGTATTTCGGAATGTGGTTTTCGATCCCGGTGAACTTCCTGCCTGCCGATAAGGGCATGTTCGGTTACAAGTCGAGTTTCGATCTCATGGTGTGGGTCGATGCGGAATTCGTGAAGGTCGGCACCGTGGCGATGGGCGGCAGCAGTACCGGGAATACGATGTTGGTCGACCTGACCGGCAAGGGGTGTTCTCTGGTGAGCGACTGGCGAGCTGTGTATGCCACGCTGCAGGACCTTGACGCGCGCATTACGCGAGCCGACACGGCGCTCGATCTGCTTGAAGGCTTCACGCTCGACCAGTTCGATGACCTGTACGTGTCCGGTGAATTCAACTGCGGCGGTCGTATTCCGACCAGGCGGTATTTCGAAGGCGGGCATAGTGGCGACTTGCATGCGCTGGGGCGGACGCTCTACTTGGGAAAGAAGGCGAACGGCAAGGAGCTGTGCATCTACGAGAAGGGTAAGCAGCTCGGCGACCCTACCAGTGAGTGGCTCCGCATCGAGATCAGGTTCGGCAACCGTGACCGCGTTATTCCGCATGACATTGTGTTGAATCCGACGACGTATTTTGCTGGTGCGTTTATCGCGCTGGAAGACCTGGTCGAAACCATCAAAACCAAGATCAAGACCGATCAGCGCGACGTGGCCAGCGAGGAGCGGACCATTGTCCTCAAGCGCCTGACGCATTACCTCGTCGCTGCTTACGGCAAAACGATTTACCAGCTCGCGCAGGAGCTGGGCATGGATCACAAGGCCCTTTACGACATGTTGCATGTACCTGGTGTACCGCATCGTTTAGAAAAATCCGCTGTGGCCGGCGGCGTGAACCGGGTGCACGAGCCAGCCCGACCAATGGAGCAGTGAAAATGCAGATGAAAGCAAAGGC